AAAATGAAGAGTGAATAGCTTTTCGCTCTTCACTTTCCACTTTTCACTTAATAAGGTTGGGTAAATCAGCTTATCGCTACCCTTTGGGTAGAGGAAAGTCCGGACACCACAGAGCGCTATAGCGGGTAACGCCCGTCCGCCGTAAGGCGAGGACTAGTGCAACAGAAAGCAAGTACAGTTCGGCTGTAGTGAAATCAGGTAAACTCTATAGGGTGCAACGCCAAGTAAACCGACAACTAAGAGTGGCTCGCTCAATGTCGGAGGGTAGGCGGTTAGAATGGTCTGGCAACAGCCCATCCAGATAAATGATAAGCACTTTCCCCCAAAGGAAAGCACAGAATCCGGCTTATGATTTGCCCAACCTTTTTAAATGAATTAGTAAATAGTGAAAAATAAAAAATGCGAGATTTTACAAGAATCTCGCATTTTTTACTACAACAATTTTTATATCTTTTCCCATTCAATAGAATTAGGTCTTTCCTGTGTCTCGAAAAAGGATTGTGCTACTTTGTAAAACTTATCAATAGGGAGCACTTTGTTTTTGCTAAGGAATACCTCCGTTCCATGTATATCCTCAACAAATACTTCTATACCTTCTTCAGTATCTCCTTTGCTAATATATTGTACCTCTTTATCCAAATAGTAAATAACACACTTATTCCTTTTGACAAAAGCGGATAACTGAGGAAATCCATTTTCCTTAAAAGTTAAAATAAAAAAATTGACCTCCTCTAAAAAACGCTTTTTTAGTAATATAATCGGCAAAACGAAATGTACATTTTTTCAAAATGAAAAGTACATTTTTTGAGCAGAAAAAGCATGGGACAAAGATACTAAAAAACACGGAGTATATCCGTGTTTTTTTAGTATCTATATAGGGTAGTTGGCTGTAAGTACCTCTAATCTATTTTTCCCTACTGCATTACTACTGCTTAGATGCATGGTTATCTCTCTTTGATACCACCCATATTGCTCTACGTACTTAGATAGTTCCTCATTATGATACGAGCTAAGCAGGAACTTACCTTTGACTTTAGCTAAAGTTGCCAATAGTTCATTGAAGTGATATTGTTCATATCCTCCATAGTGCCCTTGTTTGGCTCCTACATACGGAGGATCTACATAGTGGAACGTATCAGGTGTGTCTCGTAAGGATATCACCTCACAAGCATCATTATTCTCTATCTGAACGCCTCTTAGTCTATCTGAATAGCTCTCTTTGAAGTTGTCTATCTTATTATGTAGACAAATAGCATTTTTTCCATCTGTGGTAATACGGCAGTTACCTACTTGGCAAGAAAACCCACAATTGGTAGCATACCAGAACGCCCAAGCTCGGTGAATATCACTAAAGATAAAAGGGGTATGATATATCACTAACGCTGATTTATACGCATCTTTGCTAACAACTGACTGCTCTATCAATACCTTAAGAGCCGAAAAATCTGATTGTAACACTTTATAGAAAGTATATACATTGGCATTAAAGTCATTAATAATTTCTACTTTTGCTTTTTCTTTTGCCCAGAATACGGCACCTCCTCCAAAAAAAGCCTCTGTATATACTTTGTGAGGTGGAACAAGAGGTAAAATGTAGGGTAACATTGTTTGCTTGCCTCCATAGTAGGATATTGGCGTACGTTGCCAATTATTAGATGTTGATTTCATTTTGTATTACGAATTTATGAATTTTGGTAATTTGAAAAATAGTTGTACTTTTGCAGTACCACACAAATGATACGAGAAAACCCGAAAACCCACAGAAGACATATTGTCCTCCGCAGGGCTTTCGGGTTCGTATTAATTTGTGTGGTAACTTATTAATTTGCGGAGGACATTTTTTATACTGCTTGTCCTCCTATTTTAGCAGTGCTTTAAAAGCGTTTTAAAAGCTGTTTAATTTGTTGTTAAATCTTCCACCGAAACGGCTTATATTTCCAAAGGATAAATACTAATATGGCGAGTAGCAATAGCCAAAGGGTATGCCTTACGGGGCTGCTTTTGACTTGTTTGTTCACCTGTTTGAATTGTACGTATTCGTGTTTTTGCGCTTCAGATTTAATATGAGTGTATGAATTATTATAAAGGGCACTATCAGCCTGTTGTTGGCTCTTAGAATGGCTATTGGTGGCTTTAATCTTTACCTTTCCGTTTGTTACCCTTATAGTCTCACTATCTCCGTCACGAATGCGGGTGTAGATAAGTTCACGGGGGTTGCCTACGCTGTCGGTTAGGCTTTCGAGTTCGAGCTCAAAAGAGGTGTCGAACTGGTCGGACAAGTCCGTTTTATGGGCTTGATAGGCAAAGAGCTGTGAACTATCCTTGTAATGGATAAAGTACTCTTTCTGGGCGTGGCGTTGCTCGGTAGTGGTAACCTTGCGGGTGCGGCAACCTACTAAGGCGAGGAACGCTAATAATAATAGGGTTAATTTTCTCATTTGCTAATTGATTTATATTCGTCTTTAGCGTTAAAACAAGGGCAGGCTTTAGCGACACCAGGGAAGTCTCGGTGTCCTAAGATTTCGGCTTCGGGGTAGAGGGTTTTAAGTTCGGTGAGGAGCTTTTTTAAGGCTTCTTTCTGTGCCGCTGTACGGGTATCTTTGGGTTGAAGCGTATTCTTATCTACTCCACCTATGTAACAGATCCCTATACTGTCCTTGTTGTACCCCTCCACATGGGCGGGTATCTTATCAACATCACGGCCCAGCTCTATGGTGCCGTCCAATAGGATTACATAGTTGTAGCCTATCTCGTTGAACCCACGTTGGCGATGCCACAGATCTATGTCTTTAGCAGAGTGTGCTCGTCCTTCGGGGGTAGCTGAACAATGAATAACGAGGTAATGAATGGTACGTTTGCTTTTTTTCATGTTGTTTGATTTTAAATATTAATAAATATTGCTGAAATATACGTCTTACGCTCCGTCTCCCGCGCATAGGGTAAGTGTTTTGTGATAAATTCTTTTGGTGCCATTTTAAAAAAGTTCTAATGTTATTTCTTTGTTATAGAGTTTTTTCAGTGTAATTATCTCTCCATCTTCATATTGTAGTACGTCTCCGTCATAACCAACACGACGATCCCTCGATGTGATGGTTATATCCAGAGAATATTGGGCATTAAAAATTCTATTCATGAAAAACTCTCCATACTTTATTTTCCTCCCATTTACCTTGAAAGAGCCTTCTTTATAGGAATAATTAGGAAAATATTTATAATCCTCATGAAAATGAATACCCAAATTTAAATATGCGATCTCTATATTCCTATCCGGGCTATTATTTTTAAAAAAGAACTTAAAGACAAGATCATTTCCCTGCTTATATATCTCATTTCTTTCTACATCTGCTGATGGACTATATCCAGAAGGGCCAGTTTTTGGAGCTATCATCAAATAAGCTCTATAAGGTTTTTGTATAGGGAACAAATCTTTTATATTATAACCTATCGGTTTTGAAAAGAAATCCTTAACAACCGTTATTAAGGAGACTGTCTCTACTTTTTCTACCCCCCCCCAATCAAAATATTGTATCGCATTCATCTTATTAATCATTAGTCATTTGTCATTTGTCACTATACATTGCGTATATCCACATATATCTTATTCCCATACACACTCACTACTGCTGTGGAGCCTTCTCCTCCCTCTTGCATATTACGACTATCCCCTGTATAGACGATTTGTTTCCCATTGCGTGTTACAAAATTGATAACCCCTTGACCAAAACACTTGCGGAAGGAGACACAGTCTAAGTCTTCCAACCCCGTCATATCTACATACGATGGGCCTTCTAAGAATATGGTAGCGTTATTATGTGCATGGGTAAGGTCTATGCCTGTTGCCCTGGCATTGTTGGAAACAAGCAAGTCTTCAGGAGCAGGTGACCAATCGGTAGGGGTATTGCCTCGCTCAAGCTTCACCCATTCTATGGTGCTATTTACTATAACGGAATTATTATATACAAATATTGTAAGTATCATTTTATCACTACTGTTACCGTATCCACTATAGTTAAAAGTGTTTTGATAAATTCCGCTACCTTTATCAAATAAAGCACATTGTTCTATACTTCCTAGTTGGTCATATAAGGCAAAAGCTATCTTTCCTTCTCCTAATCGACCTTTTATGGTTATTGTAAATAAATCACCTACTTTTAATTCTTCTGTTAATACATAGTTTGCTATACCATAATAATTATTAGTAATCACCTGTCGGCTGTTACGTAATAAGTTACGTCCCCCCACTTGTATCTTTCCTATAGCCTCCTGTATCTTCCCTTCCGTCGCCAGTGCTGGCTTCCCGTCAATATTATCCCAATGGTGCCTATGCGTACGTAGGGCATATTCGGGGTGGGTATGCCCAAGAAGGGCATAGCGGCCGTCAAGGCTTACGGTGAGTTGTTGCCCATCAGAGCGTAGCCCTGTGAGTACGCCTGTCTGTTCGTTGAAGTTGAGAGAATTTAGCTTGATGTCAGCCAAGTTCTCAGGTAGGGTATCCTTGTCCGTAAAGGGCGCTTGTATGGCCGTTCCGTCGGCAAAAGTTAGGGTGATAATCTTATCCACATCGCCCGTTACAGTGAGGCCAACTACACGCTTTTGGGCATTGGATTGGTTGGTGCGTTTCTCCTCATTGGTATAATCATTTGAGGTAAGGGTTTTACCAGCTTCCTTATCCACTTTACGGTCAAATAGTCCGCTATGGGCTTGGCTATCGGTGAGATGGTTACGCAGCTGTTCTGCGGAAGCAGTACCCTCTAAAGCTGTAGAAAGCCCTTCTACTTTGTTCATAGGGATATTCTCATCCTTGTGCCAATAGCTATCCATCCATGCCCAAAAGTGCTCTTGTGTTGGCTTTAGAAAGTTTGCAAATCTGCGTTTAAGGGTTGAAATAGGAGTAATCATTTTTTAAAGAATTAAAGAGTTATAGGTATTTAGAAGCCAACAAATCGTATAAACTTAACTATTCGTGAGGGTTGTACATTATCAATAGGTTGTTCTTCTCCATTGAGGACTGCCTTAATATAACTTCCTGAGTCTTTTCCCCAGTTCGGCAATGCTCCACTACCCGTAAAGGAACCATCATTCCATCTGCTATATCTTCTAATATTGGTTCCAACAACCTCAAAATTTTCTCCATTTTGATATTCTAAGTCAAGTTTTAGATTAGGGAGGTGTCTAAGTTGTATTTGTTCTGTTTTACTCCCTACTTCCGTACCTAATCTACTAAATAGAGTATCATCGGCTTTATGCCCTACAGGTACTACTCCCTGCATCTCAGTATGTTCAACCCAGCCCTCAGGGATTTCAGAGGCTGGTCTGTCCCATATAGCGACTAATCCTATAGGTACTGTCTTTCTTACTCGCTGTTCTAGTTTTTCCAATCTTTTAAGAACAGAGTTGTCAGCAGATAGAGTTTTACTTTCTATTTCCTGATTGTTCATAATACGTTTAAAGCTCGCCCAAGGATAAGTTCTGGTGCTATTGCCAAAGGTAGCTACCTTTTGGATATAGACATTCTTTGACGAGCCATCTTCAAAGGTTTGTGGAATTTGGGTTTCCTTGATAAAGACAGTAGCTCCTATGGTAGTTCCCTCAAAAGGATATAGTTCCCCTTCTATGGCTACCACACCATCGCTAATGGTATTGCCTACTTGCTGGCAACCTGATACAATGGCCAAGTCGCCCGTTAGTCCGCTGATAGCATTGAATATCTTATAGGTGTTCTGTAAGAAATTGAGCGTTTCGGTAGTTAGAGGAAAACCTCCCGCTTGGTTACAATGGATAATGTTCATTTTGTTTAGTTATTAGTGATTAGTTGGTTAGTCTATAAGGCAATCATATAGCGTTTGCTTGCCAATTTGTAGAAGTCAATTAGGGCTTCCATTTCAAAGAAATGGTAACGACCTATCTCGGAAGTGGGTGTCTTTTGGCTGTCCCATACCTCTTGGGGTACTTTGACGATAAAATCAACACCAGTATCGGCATAATCCACACCACGGCGGAGGTACATAGTACCTAAGAACTTAGGCTTGCGCTCGGCTTCGGTATAGATGTATTGGCTTTGGTACTGGCTACCCTCAAGGATACGGATACGCCTGAGAATTGGGTCAAAAGTATCATTAAGTGCCTTGCGTAAATAACATACCTGTCCATTGAGCGACAATTTCCGAATGTCGGCAGCTCGCTTAAGTGTAAAGTCATAATGCAACTTCCCTATGGGGGCTACTAACATTCTCATCCAGCCTACTAATTTAGCTTTGCGCAAAAAAGTAGGGATAAGCAGTAGCGTTAGTTTCTCTATGTCTAATTGAAAGATTCTCATATTCCTTACTATTTAGCAATGTAACGTATCCGTGAGGCATTCCAATCTACCTCAAAGTAGCCACTATAGGGTATTTGTGATACGGCAATGTTTTCAAAAGCGCCATAACCGTGTGTGTTAGGGTCTATCCAAGCCGTTTTCACCTCACGAAGATGAGGGATCTTGACCCCATTGACAGCCTGCAAGGCGTCAATAAGGTGTGCTACAATCAGCTCACCGTTAAAGGGTAGATGCTTGAGGTAGGTTTCTATGGCCTCCTTAACTGGGAGTTTGGCAGAGAGTATATCCATACCATTACTATCCAAGATAAGCGGGTCATAATACACATCTAAGTTCAGCACCAACTTGTCAGGTAGGTAGTTAATCACGGTTGCTCGTACACCTGCATCTTTTATTTCGGCTATGTAGCTCTTGAAAGAATTATGTTGGTCTTCAGTGATGGGCTGCAAGCGTCCCCCAGATTCGGTGGCTATCTTGATAATCAATCGCCCGTCTTCGCTCTCCACAACAGCTGAGTACTTGACTATCTTACTTGCCTCTATTTGCTCCTCAGTATGTCCTTGGTTGTTGAACTTGTCGCTGTCGGGCAAAAGGTCAAAGCCGTACTGAAAGGCAAGGGCTTTACTCCTATACCAACGTGCAGTGTGAGGGGTAAGCTCGGCAAGGCGTTTGTCTATATCTGCCCTATGTAGGTCAAACAGCTTCTCTAAACTCCATATTGCTACTGAGATGATATAGACCCACAAGCGCCATATAGCCACTTTGGAGGTGCTATTAAGCTCGTTTAGAGCAGGCTCTTGTGTCTTGGCTTGGTAGATGAGTTCTTGTATTTCTTGTATGCTTCGTGACATGGTTCTAATGACTAATAATCAGTGGTTGTAGTTTATCAATACGCTGTTTTCCTTTCTCAAAGTATTCCTGGTCAATCTCGGTAGCAATGCCTTTCATACCCATATTGTGAACGGCTTCCATGCAACTCATAGAGCCAGCAAAGAAGTCGGCTACTACTACCTCATTGCGAGGTTTGTCTTTGGGGATAACCAATGCTAAAAGGCGTTCTAAGAGGCGGACGGGTTTTTGAGTGGGGTGAATGGTATAGCAAGGCGCATCACGACTTACAATCATCATACTTTCCTCAATAACTCCTTGCTGAATAGTTTTAACTCGAAGTAGTAAATTATCAGTATCATTTAATTCTGAACTTTTTACATTTACAGCATATTTTTGTTTTTTCCTTCTATCAGCATATACTATTGATGCGTTTCCCTCTAAAAATTCTTGTATTTTTTTTAGCTTATCTTTGTTTTTAAGAGCATTACTAATAGCTTTTACATCCAAAATCAAAGAGTCTATATTGTGTTTTTTTCTTTCAATATAAGGTATTTTGCTCTTATTGATAACTCCATTTTTCTTAGTAAAAATTGCAACTGTTTCGTGTCGCCTACCTATAGGTAAAGTTGGGGCAGTTGTTCTTCCCTTATCCCAAATCACCTCCTCTTTAAATACAAAGCCCAAGCCGTCTAATATGGTATTCCAACGGTAGAATGAAGTACCACGCCCAAACATCACAATAAAGCCTTTCTTGGTAAGGAGTCGCTTGCATTCGGCAAAGAATTTAGGTTCATCAAAAGGGCGTTCCAACTTTTGGTTTTTAAGGTATAGATAAGGCGGATCAATGCAAATTACATCAATACTCTCATCAGCGAGGGTTGCCATTACCTCTAAGTTATCGGCGTTGTATAATTGTAGGTTATTCATAAGGTTCTTACTCTTTACTTACTATAAAATCAAGGTTAATTGCCCATATACTGATACCCTCAAGGCGTTCAAAGACTTGCTTGTCCGACTTGGTAAAGGCTGTGGCGGGTTGTATACCCTTAGCCGTGTAATAGTTAAGGATATCCTTGTTGGAGATTTCTCCTATAAGTAGGGAAGTCCCCGCCACCATATCGTCGGTAATGCTCTTGTCATTCAGTACAGCCAACTCAAAGATACTCTCAATGGTACCTGTATGTTGCAGGGCGAGGTCTAATAGACTTTGATTATGTAGGATTGTTATTGTCATATTTATTTGCCTGCGGGGATCACCGCTTACCATTGAGTTGCTTGTATTTTTTAAGTTCTGCTAAAAGTTCCTCTACGGAAGCCTCCAAATCCTTAATGCGGGCATTGGCTTTCTTGAGTTCCTCGATTGCATTGGCATACTTAGCCCCTAAGTCTTCTATCATCTCTCGGTATATCTTCACGGCTTTGTCTACATTGTCAAGTTCAGAGGTCTGTAACTCCATTTGTTGCTTGGGGCGACCAAAAAACCAACCTGCCAAGCCCGATAATACCATGCCGATAAACGAGCCAAAATGCTCTTTAAGTACTTCTGTTATCCATTCCATTATGAATGTGTTTTTTAATTAATTGTTCCTTTTCCTACGCTTGTTGTTGTTCCCGTTTGGGAGGCGGCTGTACCTGCTGTGGTTACACTGATACCAGGGGCTATTGTTACCTCGCCACTCTTAACAAAGTCGTGAATAAGGCTTGCTAAGCGTTCGGCGTACTCTTCTATACTGTCATTGGTTTTGGTAAGCATATCCTGATGAAGGTCAATAATGCCTTGTTTGAGTTGTTCTTTGTTTAAGCCCATAGTTGGTTTATTTTGTTGTTGATTTCTTCAAACTTGGCTACATTATTCGGGGCAAAGTTGCCAGGTCCTGAAGGGGTCTGTATGATAGCGCTTTTAAGCTCCTTTAAAAGATCGTTTAAAAGGGTTTTAAAATCGACTGTTTCGTTGTGTATGGTGAAATTATCTGCTTTTAGCTCATATATTTCTACCTCTTGAACATTGAGCAAAAAGGGCTGACTTTCATTATTTTCTACCATACCCACAAGGATAAGACTTCCTATTTTGGGTTTGATATACATTCCTCCTATACCAAGTGCTATGTTTAAAAAAGGTAGTTTTGTATCTAAATCAGTAGCCTCGCAGGTTTTTTCCTGCCAATCTACAGAGGTTACTGTTGCCCATTGTAGCACTTGGGGGATAGCTTTCTTTATCTTTTCGGAAAGCAATATGTCAAACTCGTCTATCTCGTTCATAATGTACTACCACCAATTTCTATTTCCTGCCTATATTGGGCGTTGCTAATACTCTTCTTTACTCTATCTACATAGTACTCACCGTGTCTATCGGGGTAGAGGGTGGAACTTAGGCGTATCTTCTCGCCATGCTGTAAGGAGGGAGTACCATAAGTGGTAAAACTCCCTTCGAACCCCTCACGCTTGTGCAACTCGTATAGGCGCTTTACTTCCTTCTCAAGTTCGGCTTGTGAACTAACATGCCAAGTCATTTTTAAAGTCGTTTTAGGGTTTTCATCGCCAAACTCATATTGTAGGCGTTTACCTTTGCCAAAGGACGAGGTGCCTATAATCTTTATGGTGCGCTCTTCTTTGCTTAGGTACTTAAGGTTATTCTCTGTGCAATTGCGTTCTAGGTCGAAATGCTTCATCTCACCACTTACTTTTACATCCGAATAAGGCTTGGCTATAGTGAGTTTGCCTGCACGAATAAAGCTGTATATTGACCAATCTTTTTGGAGTTTGTCCAACACCGCACCTAGTGTGGTATTGCTAAAGCGTACACCGCCAAGGCTTATATCTTCTACTTCTAAAGGGTAGTCTTTCACTACTTCAGAGAGGAATGTTTTTAGACTCGCCTTTGCCGACACGTAATTAACGGGCAACTGACGTAGCTTCCACATTGCATCGCTAAGGCTAATAGTGATAGGAAAGTCTGCTGATACTTGGGTAATGAAGCCCTCGAACTCCTGCAAGAGCTCACCGTTGTAGCCCATTTGTATCACTACTTTGTCACCTACAGCAAAGAGTTCTCTTACTTTCTGCTTATCAAAATCACCTACATTACGAGGTAGTACCACACTTGCCGTATCGGTGAGCATTTTCCACGAACTTTCAATTTCAATGGCTGAAACTTTCTGTACCTTAAAAGGGGTGCCCTGTTTAGGGTAAAAGGTAATGGCTACTTCAATGGCTAAGGTCATAGTCTGTAAATAAGTTCAAAGGGTTCGTCGCTAATGCAATTCAGCTCTATGGGAATGATGTTAGGTGTACCTTCCAAGCTACGTATATCAATGCTTTCAATCACTAAGTTGTGAATGTTTTTCCATCCAAAAAGGTCTCCTTCTACCGATATAGATTGTATTACCTCTGACCATTCTATAAGGCGTTTTTCGTATTCTCGTGAGCTTAACTCATCATTGTGGCACACCGTTCGAATACGTATTTGCCAATCGTCAAAGCCATAGATTTCCTTAACAGTACCATTGCCACCTATTACATCTGTACGACTGATATTCTTTACTCTCGAAAAATCTACCATAGTAGCAGGAGGCAACCAAAAGTCGGATAACTGCTTTTCTACTATTTTACTTTGGTAGTCGTAGAACTTATAGCTACCTGCAGTAAACTTCACTGGAAAAACAATGGGCGTACCGAGTTTAGATAGTCGCATAGCCTCCACTCTTCCCACCGTACGAATACTACCATATTCGGCCGTCTGTGCAGGCTCTTTGCCTATAGGTACAGTGAGGTATACAGGCAGGTTAGTACCAAAAGCCAATTTAAAGAGTTGTGATATGTTATAGCGGTTATCCATTGTCTACATTGAGTTTTAATAGCTTTTTGATGACATCATAGTCTTTGTCGTCTCTCTCCAACTGTATTTTGATACGTTTCTCTATGGCTGTGCGATTATGTTTCCCTTTGATGAGCTCTACCATATTCGCTCCTACTAAAGGATCGGACTTCCAATTACCCTGCTGACTTTGGAGGATAAACCCTACCTCCTGCAACATACTTTCTCCTATGGAAAAGTCGCCCGCTATAATTTCTAAGTCGTTATGCTCATCTACAAGTATATCTTTCATAGTCTAGGGGCAATTATAAGGTTACTAAGGCATCGCGCATACGGTCATTGATTTTACTAATAACCCCATTAGCGGTATTTTCTTTACTTCCAATAGTTTTGTCAATAGGAAAAGTGTTGTTCATAGTGATGTTAATGGTGATGGTCTTACTGCCCCCTCCACTTCCTCCTACGCTCATAGTGCCGTCTTTACCTCCATCTTTGCCCCCTTTAGTAGGGGTGATAGGGGTAGGGTTTGCACCTCCTCCAATAGCCGAACTGGCAGAAAGGTTGCCTGCTTTAGGGGCTTCGGTAGCTTCTTTTTTCTCTTTATTCCAAGTAAGAGATTGTCCCGCCTTTGTGAACTCTTCTTTAGCGGCAAGATTAGCTTCATAAGCTACTTTAGCACTATCAGTAATGGCTTTTTTACGATTTTCAGTATCTTCATTGATTTGGGCAAGCATCTTATTGTTTTCGTTCTCATCTCCCAATCCTACAGCATTCTTAAACTCATACCATCCCTCTTTTATCTTATTAAGACCTATCATTAGGGAATTGACCATAGTTAGCCATACTGTTTCAATACTTGCTGAAAATCCTTGAAAGAGGAGCTTGGCACCTTCCCATGTATGTTTCCATGCTTCTCCCCAACCGCTGACCTTATTAGCCAAGTATATAATACCTGCCACCAATGCGCCAATGGCAACGATAATAATACCAATAGGATTAGCTGACAGAGCTGCATTCCACAGCCATTGTACAGCTGTAGCAGCTTTTGTCCATACAACCATTAGTTTCTGAACTACTACAGTTTGTTTAAGCCACCCTCCAAGAGCCTTTACCACAGGGGCAAGTCCTGAATAAGCAGACCCCATATCGCCCAAAGTGCTAATAACGCCTCCTAAGCTGTCACCTACTACACCAAGCACCTTGGTAAAGGAAAACGAACCTATTTTCAAGTCATCTAACCAAGCTTTACATCTACCCATCCACTCACTCCAACCACTCATTACGATAGTAGCTTGTTCGGTAGCTACATTGGTACCGCTGATTTGCTCGGTAAGCTCCGCTTGAGCTTGTGCAGTATTGATAAGTCCTTGAGCAGCTTGTATATTTTCAGCACCAAAGACAGCAGCCAAAACATCGGTATTTTGTCCTATCTTCTGCAACTCTTTGAGTCGTTCGGCAAAAGGCACAGTAGTGTCTGATACTTTTTGCATATTTACTCCATAGGCGGCAAGCATATTAGTAGCCTCTTTAGAGAGTGCCGAGGGCGCATTCATTTTAATAAGTACGTTCCTAAGTCCTACCCCTGCTTCAGCTCCATATTTGCCCGATTGGGCGAGAGCTTGCAGTGCAGCGTTTGTCTCTTCAAAACTCACATTAGAGAGTTTAGCAGCTCCACCTGCTTGCACGAGGGCTTGAGCTATTTGAGGTACTTCAGCGGCACCTTCTTTGGCGCCCGCTGCCATTACGTTCATCATTCGCTCCATTTCGCCAGCTGCTGCTATAGGGTCATCTAAATTCACTTTGAATTGAAGCATTGAGGTAGTAAGTGCATCAGTAGCCCCTACTACATCACCCCCCATAGTTTTGGCAAGTGTATTGGCATAGCTACCCATTTTGGCAAGCGCCTCATCGCTTTCTCCTATCTGAGGGCCTAAGCGTGAGAGGATTGTTTGAAAAGTAGCAAGGTTGTCAGTAGCCGTACCTCCAAATTCTTTGGCAAGGTTACGTGCCTTTCCTCCAAGTTTATCCAAATCGTCTCCGGCAATACCGGTAATAGCAGCTACATCAAGTAATGATTTCTCATAATCTGCACCTACTTGTGCGGCCTCTGAGAACTTTTGAGTAATATTCAAAAATCCTTGTGAAGCTGCTTGCCAATCAATAGGACATATACTGGTTGCCAACTTATCCCACCCCTCTTTCATACTGCTTATGAAGTCTTTCCAAGTATTGTGCATACCTTCTGTGGCACGCCTCACATTCTCCTGTGCAGTGTGCAAAGGTTGCGATACATTGTCTTTGGCTTCAAAAATCCACGTTGTAGTGTGATTCACGGTTGCGGAGTATTAGGGGTTAGACTGTTTGCTAATTTCGTTCAGTACTTCTACTAAGGCGCGTTTTACAGCTTGGTATAAGAGTTGTTCTTGGCATTTCATACTAAAGTCAAGGGCTTTAAAATGTTCCTGCCACTGAGTATCGTTCATCGTTTCAGGTGTCTGCCCATTGGCACGGAGTAGTGCATCTATGCCCTCTATAAAGTCGTACGCTTCTAAGGAAAGGAGCGACGACTCTACACTTTTTTTAAGGCTACCTTTGAACTTTGTAATAGCTTGCTCAGCTCGGTAATCAGCCCCATATAGATGGAGGCATCATTTTCCATCCACTCCATATCACCATCCAGTACACAATTCTTTACCAGTGCCTCATTGGCCTTGTCGGGGCTTTCTATATACTCTTTAGAAGTCACCAAGGCAAGTAGGTTTTTACTGGGCTTCCTTACCAAAAAGTAAGCAGGATCTTCACTGGCTTCTCCCTCTTCGGTAAAGGTAGTACCCGATGGATACACTGCTATTTCTCTTACCACATTAGGGTATTTAGCCTTGTAGTTTTCTATATCGGCTTCGGTATATTTTTTCATTTTAAATAGCTTTTAAAAGGTTATTAAATATTCCAGTCAATATGACTTACAATCAGCTCAAACTTAATAGCTATAGAGCCATCTCCTTGCTTGATAGCCATTTCAGTACCTAAGAACTCCGCATTGCGTATCATATCTTTAATGATAAGTCCGCTTGGTGCTTCATAAATAACAGGAATATCAAAAGGTTCTATATCTTGCAGGCGGGTGCCCTTTGGTAGGGAACGATGTATGCCGTCGACCTCTTCTTTGAGAATAGTAATAGAAGCCTTCGCCTCATAATTCTCCTCCGTACGTCCCACGGGGAAGCCTCCCGCACCCATAATATTTGATTTTTTGGTACTATCCGAATAGTTAATTTCGACAATACCTACCACATCACGCCCTAATAGGTTGAAGGTTACACAATTCCAACCTTGGAGCTTGCCGAAGTGGTTAATAACATTGGTATTTCTTGGCATAGTATTATAGATTAGAGGTTAAACCAATTTCGCCCTCAATAGCGTGTAGAATATCATCTGGCACAAGGCGTATTTTCACCTTTAGGGGCGTTTGCTCTGTTACCGTCTGCTTTGCGTCAATACTCACTGCATAACCGCTAATCTCACCAGTTACTACCATTTGTCTTTCGATAGCTTTTCCTGCTAATTCCTGCAAGGAGGTAACAATACTGTCTTTAAGGTAGCCCGTTTGTGGGTTCTTAGGGAGCTTGCTTTTGATGCGCGGTGAAAGAGTTTGTCTTACTAAGCGTGCTGCTTTATTCCATATCCTATTATTTTCAATATAGGTATAGTCAGATGACTTACTCACACAAGTAGGAGAGTTTGATAAGAAAAAACCTGCCATATCAGCATATTGTCCTGCCAAAATATACCCTTTATCATTGAGTAATTTCAGCTGCTCATTGCTAAGCTCTTCTGCACTTTGCCCTGTAGAAATACCTCCACTGATGTAGCGTTTTTTCCCCTCATCGGTAAGGGGATAGGTATTTCCCCCTTTGGCATTTTCGGGTTTTGTTTCAATATCCACTGAACCTAAGTTCTCACTCACATTGCGCACCGATAACATACCCAAAGCACTACCTACACTGGCGTGGTACTTGTAAGCCTCGTCAATAGTGGCAATACCTCTATCTTGGGCTATCACCACTGATACTTGTGGGGCATTTTTCTCTTTTAGGTCAGCAAAGTTATTGACCGCTAAGCTGTTTTTCCCTTTTCCCTCTACAAGAACAAAGTCTATGAGTATACCATCGGGTTTTACAGCTTCTACGATTTGGGTTTGTAACTCTTCTACATCGCTGGCAATGGTGGAGAGGTCATTGGTAAACCCAAAGAGCCCTACCCCTTTTACTTGTTTGTTAGCACGGATAGCTTTTACTATCTGTGCCGTACTATCCTGCATTTTACCCACTGCAACAGGTAGAAAGATGATATAGCTTTCGGGAGCTAGGCGAAAGATCTCCGACAGGTGATAGTGGGTAAGTATTTTCTGATTAGCATCCAAACTTTCAGTAATACCTACCGCCTCTGCATCCTTTAGCTGAATAAAAGACTTAGTCTCTCCGTGTGTGAGTTGCGTTCCTGCTACGGCCATAGCAGCTACTACTAAAAACAAATTATCTTTAGTGGGAGCGGTACGCCCTAAGCCTCCTTCAGCTTTTTTAAATGTAAATCCTTTGAGTTGTCCCATGGTTATTCAGTTTTTTGTTCGTCGTCTTCTGTAGGCTCTTCGGTTTCTGTCTTGTCCTGTAACGTAGTTCCTTCTACTTTAGAAGTTTCTGTTTTACCCTCTTTATCTCTTTTGATTTGCAGCATCTTGTTTGCTAACTTCGTAACTTTGCTATTGTCAAAGGTATATACCTTGCTTTCAATAGTAGAGGCGTGTAACTGGGCACGATTTTTTTCATAGAAGACTTGCCCGTCTTCGGTGGCAAATACTTCTTCGAGGTCATTAGCTTTCAATACTTCTAGAGCGATAGCTAATAGTTGCATATATGTTTTTGGATTTTCCATTGTTTAAATTGAGTTTAAAAGTTTTTTAAATAAGAGGGTGGTCTTACGGGATCACCCCCGTCTATTAGCTACCACTAGTGATAGCCGCTGTACCTTCATCCTTGATAGCAACACAGACAAAGTGCATTTCAAAGCCTATGGTATGTTTGCGTCCTTCTGGGTTATTACTTTTCTCTCGAGCATAGCGAACGGCACTTCCTACGGCTTTCACAGTGTAGTTCTTGTGAAATACAACAGAGGCTTCTTTACCTTGTGCTACCGCTCCAAAGGCTTCTTTTTCACCGTTATGATAGGTAGGGGCGTAGGTACTCTCATAGATTTCAAAACCATAGTAGTTGTCGGCTATTTTACCACTATTAGCATCTTGGTATCGGGTTTTAAAGGTCAAGTCCTCAATGAGCAAGTCGGCTACATGGTCGGAGCAAAGCACCAATACACGTCCTTTTTTAGGTACTTTGAGTTTGTCTAATAGCCTTTTAAGCCTAATCAAGTCCTTAGCGGTAAGGCGTTTGCGCCCTGTTCCGTCATCCTCACCTGTAGTTACGATTACAGGGGTTTGGGCCGTGTTTTTCTGTGGGGCGATAGATACCAAGGCGTGCTCAGCTGTTCGATCTTCCAAGGTCTCACGATGTTGTGCCTGTACATCACTCACCTTTTCATAAGGGAGTGCGTACAACTCATCGGTAGTAACCTCTGTATTTTCGGTTTCATACTTATTAAGGGATATAATCACCTTGCCATCTTCCCGTTGGTGAGAGGCGATGGGGTAGACTGTGTTATTAATAAGTACCTTTGGGGCAAGCCCTCGCACAGGTATCTTAATAACATCATTGTTTAACCAATCAGGTTTTGATTTCACGGCACCGAGCCAATCGTTCTCGTGTCTGAAATGCGTGATGAGTTCGGTTACCGCGAGCTCATTTTTTAGGGGTAATGTTTCTCGTCTAATGGGCATTTTCTACTTGTTTTTTCGTTGATACATAGCGTTGAGTTCTCTTACCTTTTGAGGATCTGAAACCATTAGTGCCTCTAAGGCATCAGGATCCTTTGTTAGGTAATCTTCCATTGTCCAAGTGCTTTTGTCTTCTACAGCACTTTTAGCAGGAGTGATAGTTTGTGAGGCAGGTCGAGGAGTCTCTATTGCCTCTAAAAGGGTAGCCGTTTTATCATAGTCAGCCTCTGCCAAGCCTACATACAAGTCTTTTTTGTCGGCAGTAATCTTCTTGTCGAAGATAGCTTTATTGACTAATTTTTCGGCTCTATCCTTAGCTTCTACCGCTCTCTTAGTCTCTTGCTCTTTAAGAGCTTGAATACGTTCTTTAATTTGCTCATCGGTAGCATTTGCTGCCATTCCAAGAGCGGAAATAAGGGTGTCTCTATCCATTTTTTCTATATTTTTTGAATTGATTACTTTGTTAGGCTTAGGCAGGCTCTTACATCCACAAGCTTGCATCATGGCTACAGTCTCAGTTGTGATTTCAGGATCTCCATCCACAATCTCTGATATAAGCCCTATTTCTTTTGCCTCCGTAGCACTGAGCCAGTAGTCCTGCTTCCATAGCTCATCTATATCTTCAGAAGTCTTTCCAAAGCGTTTGGCATAGACCTCTTTGTATTGCTCTGTTACATTCTCCAAGTGCTTTAAGTCTGCCCGCATCTGATCTATATTACCATAGAACTCTGTAATAGGCTTGTGTATCATAAATTGGGAACTCTTATAGGCTTTAGCTGGGAAATGAGCCATAATGTAGGTGCCTGCTGAGGCTACCAATGCTCCTGTGCTAATAGTTACACTTTTAAGGCGTTTGAGTTGGTTTACAATTTCGGTAGCTTCATATACCGAACCTCCCGCGGTATTGAGATATACCTCGGCAGAGGTGATACCCTCTTTCAGCGCTTTATCTACTTCATATCGAAAGTCGGAGGCTGTCCATCCAAAGTATATCTGCCCTGTAATACGGAGCTCCAATACACCTGCTTGGGCATTTATCTTGGCTATACTATGTCCTTTTACTTGTTTATTCATTTCATTATTCAAAAATTAATTGTGAGAGAAGGCTATCCGAGCTTTCTTATCTTTTTCAGGTGCAAAATTCCAAAGAAGTTGGCACCCCTACAAATTGACATTCCGAAATAGGCAGTAAATCCGACCCAAAAAAGGCAGTAAATCCGACCTATTTCAGAACAAGAATTTTCAGAAGTTGGGGGCATTACGGAACTTTGCACCATAAAAAGGTAAGTATGGCTAAAGAGATAGAAAAGAAATCTGCGCGTATTCTCTTCATTGAGCAAGGCAAATCTTCGGAGGAAATAGCAGGGCAACTCGGCGTCAATAAACGTACAGTAGACCGATGGGCTACTGAGGGAGAGTGGCGCAAGATACGTGATGCTAAAGCTAATTCAGGTAAGGAGCGCATAGAACGCACCCAACTTGTGGTGGACTCCCTTACCGATAGACGCTTGCAGGTGATTGAGCAGATAAAGGAGAATGAATCTGAACTTAAAACCGCTGACAAGGAGCAGAAAACTACTTTGCAGATGGAACTGCTTGATTTGCGTAAGGAATGTGCTACCATAGATGACGCTATTGCTAAGTGGAATAAGCGTATTGAGAATCTTATAAAGGGGACTAAAATTACCCTTTCAATCTATATAGAGGTAATGGAGAGTATCTTCGAAGCTTTGCGACTCAAAGATGAGAAACTCTATATCCTTACCTTAGATTTTCAAGAGGAACATCTGAACGAGGTTGCTAATAAAAAGTTTTAAGCAATGAAAGTAGAAGACAAAATAGCAAAAGAACGCTACTTACAGAAGATAGCCTTTGCCAAGAGTGCAGGGGCACGTTTCGCCAATGAAACCGCAGAAGAGCGTAAGGCAAATATAGAGGCGTGCCGTAAGAACCCACGCCTAATGGTAGAGCGTTATTTTCCTCACTATGCCGATGCTCCTTGTGCCGACTTCCAGATAGAATGGGCTAAAATGGTACAAAAGAACCCTACTTTTAAGGGCTTTTGCCAATGGGGGCGTGCACTTGCTAAATCGGTGTGGAATGATATATTTCTACCTTTTTGGTTGTGGTTACAAGGCGAACCTGTGTACTTGGTGATCATAGGTAACAGCTATGAGCGTGCCGAGCAACTGTTGGAGGATATTAAAGCAGAGTTTGAAGCAAACCCGCGTATCCTTGCCGACTTTGGAGAGCAGAAACAGCTAGGTACCTGGGAAGATGGCTTTTTTATTACAAAAGGAGGCTTTATAGGGCAGGCTCTTGGTATGGGACAAAATACACGTGGACTTCGTGTTAAGAACAAACGCCCTACCTTTATCGTGGCTGACGACTTAGAGGATAAGGAGATTAACAAAAACCCTCGCCGACAAGAGGAGGTAGTAAAGTGGATAGATACCGCTCTTATTCCTACTATGGATGGTAAGTATCGCCGCTTTGTGCAGGCAAATAACCGTTTCGCTCCTGTGATGATACAGACAATGTTACAGGAAAAGCATCCCAAGTGGAAGGTACACCAAGTAAACGCTTATGACCCTGTAACCTATGCTCCTACGTGGGTGGGTAAATATGATGATACTTACTTCTATGAGTTGGTGTATGGTGCAGACGGCATAGGTGAATTAGCTGCTAATGCTGAGTATAACAATAGTCCCTACATTGAGGGGGTAATTTTTAAAGAGGAGCAATTCCAATGGGTAAAACTTCCACAACTTCGTACTATGGAGTACATCATCGGGCATTGGGATATTGCCTACGCAGGCAATGCCACCAGTGACTACAACGCAGTAGTAGTGCAGGGTATTAAAGAGCGTAAGTTCTATGTGATTGATACCTTTTGTAGGCAGACGAAAATGAGGGCAGCTGTAGAATGGATGTGTCAGTTTCAAAAGCACCTACCTGCAGGGGTAGTGGCACACTGGCAGTACGAAGCGCAGTTTTGGAATGATGAGGTACAGCGTACTATTCGAGAGGTGGAAAAGGAAACAGGCATTACCCTTAACCTTACCAAGCGTACCCTTGATCGTACCCGTAAGATAGACCGCATTATGAGTATGCAGCCTTACTATCAGAATGGGCGTGTCTTCTACAATGAAGCCCTCAAGGGCTCGGTGGATATGCAAACAGGTACAGGACAACTCAAGAGTATAGAACCCCAGTACAAAACTCACGACGACTGGCCCGATGCACACCAAATATGTACTACCGACCTTGAAGCCTATATGCCTAACAATAGCTTTAAAGTGCTAATGGGTAAAATGAAAACCTTTAATCGCTGGTAAGTGGTAAGGCGATTAATCACTAATCATTAAATATAGATCATTAAAATGATATACCTAAGAAAAGAAAACCTTATCTCCAAAGCCTTTGAGCGGGCAATTGATGAGAGTAGCCAAGACTTTGAGCAGGCCCTCACCGAGAGTGAAGCCGAACATATTGCTGTCTTTAAAACCCTTTTAAAGAGGTATTATGATGTGGAGACCATTTTTGACCCGGAACGCCCTCACTACAATGTACTATTGGCACGTATGCTTACCTTCTTTGTCCTCTCTGATGTCTTTTCACGCAACGCCTATCGCAAGTATAACCCTAACAGCAATACCGAAAAACAAAAAGAATGGGCGGAGGGTATGTTGGACAAACTCTCCAAAGGAATTTACATTTTAGAAGACTTACCCAAGCCTCCTGCCAATGAGCAAAAGGGAAGCTCGGCACGCTTCCTCTATGGTAACCTTACTAACAAAGACTTTTATATCTAATAAACAATGAATATATTACAGAAAGCCTATAACCGTGTGCAAGCCTATTTTGTGACTAAAGCTCCTTTTACAATGCTTAAGGTAGCCTTGGCGGGGCGTAACAATAGTGCACCTTCACAGAATATCAGCTACCAAGCCAAAATGTTGCGAGTGGAAACCCTCCAAGATTGGAAAATGGGGGTAATGCTCGCTACTAACCCCGACAATCCCGAAAAGCTAAAGCTACGCCAATTATATGACAACCTAGAGCAAGATAACCATCTTGGCTCAGTGATTGAAAGTCGTATCGCCAAAACACAGCAGTCACCTTTTCGTCTTGTGAACACTAAGAAAGAACGCAACGAGGAGGCTAAGGAACTGTTAGAAACTATGTGGTTTCAAGACTTTATCAAACTTGTACTGATGAGTAAGTTTCAAGGTACTACCCTTATTGAGCTTTTTAATACCGATGAGAACGGCGAGCTTACCGAAGTAACCGAGATAGGGCAAGCCTACTTTAACCCCCTCAAAGGTATTGTACTCAAGGAAGCAGGCGACACTACAGGCACTCCCTACAAAGAAGGTAACCTTGCTAACTTCTATATCCAAGTGGGCAAGGACTACAACGATTTAGGACAATATGCCTTAGCTGCCCCTATTATCTTAGCCAAAAAGCTTGGCTTAGGTTCGTGGCTTGACTTCATTGAAAAGTACGGCGTGCCTCCTCTGTTTATCACTACAGAAAGAGAAGACGATACACGCCTTAATGAACTCTTTGAAATGGCTACCAACTTCAAACGCAATGCCTTTATGGTAGGGCGTGGCAATGAAAAATTTGAGGTGCCTAACATCTCACAAAACAACAATGCTGAAGTCTTTGACACTCTCATCAAGCGTGCCGATAATGAAATATCTAAACGATTTTTAGGCGGAACTGGTCTCACCGATGAGAAAGGCTTTGTGGGTTCGGTAGAGGTGCAGTTTGAACTGGCTTCCTACCGTTTTCAAAGCGACAAACTGCTTGTAAAGCATATCATCAATAAGAAGCTCATACCGCTATTAGTGAAACTCTCACCTGTTTATGCACCTTTAAAAGATTTGCGTTTTGAGTGGGACGACGAAGAACCCCTAACAGCTGAGAAGTTCTGTAAGATGGTAGATACATTAGGCGCTTATTATGATTTTGACCCTGAACAAGTAGAAACCATTACTGGACTCAAGATAGTAGGCATAAAAAGCCAAACCCCTAACCTTCCATCCGTGGAAGACTCAAAAAAAAAAGCCTATACAGTAGCCCTCTAAATGAGCGTTGGCAACTGCACCGAGCTCTTTTGCGCACAGAGGAACTCTACACTCATAACCATTGTGAGTGTGATCACGACATCCATGCCTTGGACCTTACAGGTTGGTTAAAGGTAATGGAGCAAATTGCCAAAGATAGGTATGAGGGGAATCTCAAAAAAGGAGAACTATCCGATGAGTACATTTTAGAAACCTACAAAGAACTCAATGGCGCTATGTGGAAAGGTTTTGGAAAAGATAGCTTCAAGGTAAATAAGCAAACGGGAGCTATCTCTCCCGAAGTACTCCAAATGCAGCGTAACCTATACAAGTTTAGCGGGGCAAAAAACTATGTACTCCTACAGCAGATAAATGAAATCTTACGTTCAGACAAAGGCAAAAATTGGCAAACATTCCTACAAGAAGTGCAGCAGCTAAACCCTAAGTACAACAAGAACTACTTGCAAGCTGAGTGGCAAACAGCCAAACAAGCGGGCTACCATGCCGCTAATTGGCAGGAATATATGCGTATGAAGGACATCTACCCTAACTTAAAGTATATGACTGTAAAGGACAACAAAGTAAGGGAGAGCCACCAACTGTTAGAAGGATTTATAGCTCCTATTGACAGCAACTTTTGGAAAGTATGCTACCCACCCAATGGCTGGCGTTGCCGTTGCTACGTAGTCCAGACAGCCGAACCAGCTTCACAGGAACGCATTGCCCCTAGTACTCTTAGTGAGAAAGACTTCCCTAAAGAGTTTCGTGGCAATGTAGCTATTAGCGGGCAAGTGTTCAAAGAGGATAGTACAAACCAGGGCAAACCTCACCCTTACTTTGCCCTCGCTTTAGATGCCAATAGCGACACCAAAAAAGCCTTTGAACTAAGCAAATTAAAAGCACCCTATACAGAAGTCTATGAGGCTAAAAATGGGGCAGTGGTAAAGGTAAGCCCCTTTGCTGACGAAAGCGACCTTGCTAAAAACCTTAAAAGTGCTATTATCATTGCCGATAACTTGGGGGTGAGTATGAATATACGCCCGCATTTAGAAATACAAAATCATAAGAACCCCGAATATGAAATGAATGGTATTATTGGCGATAGGGCAGAACCTAAGTCCGATAACATTAAAAAAGGAATTAGCAACACCTTCGATAAGAAATTAGGTAAGAAAGGGCAGTTAAAAGAACAAAAAAGCACTTTTATTGTGATAGATATAAGTGGGTACGAGCTAACCAAAGAGAATATAGAAGCTGTTGTAAACCAAAGTTGGTCTAAAATCAATTATTACAAAGATTATTTGGAATGTTTTTTCTTAGTTCATAAGGATAATGCTATAATGCTAAAGACTGAATTGTTAAATAAGGGGTATGAAGAGTACAAAAAAGAAGTCTTGAAAATACAGAAAAGCAAGACCTAAGTCCTGCTTTTCTGGGTCGGCGTTGAATTTCTTCGCCACCTAACCTTTCGGCTGTTGCAAAGGTACAAAAACTTTTTTAAATAGCAATTAAAAATGATTTAAATTCTATTTTATGGTAAACTTTCAGACGCCTAACTTTGAATCTATGGCGCGGGAGATATTTAAGAGTATATCCCCTAAGGTCGCCCAAAAGGCGCGGGCTTTCTTTCTACAATCTTTCATAAAACAGGGATTTACGGATACTTCATTCATTCCTTGGGTGAAGCGTGTAGATGCATTGCCTCATAAGTTACTATCACAATCACTTACCCTCAAAAATAGCTTGCGTATAGCTGAACAATCTCCTGAAAGGGTAGTGATTTCAGCTGGTGAAAAATTGAGCTATGCAGCTATACACAATGAGGGAGGGACGATCACCGTAAAGGTAACCGAGAAAATGCGAAAATACTTTTGGGCTATGTACTATAAGACACAGAATAGTCGCTACAAGTGGATGGCACTGACCGAAAAGGAAACCCTTACTATTCATATACCTAAAAGGCAATTTATAGGGGAAAGTTATACCTTGGACAAACAATTGGAAAAGCTCATCATAGAGGAAATACTACAAGCAGAAAAACACTTAACTTTTGAATAATGGAACACTGGCAAAACTTATATATAGAACTCGCTGAGCGTATCAATGAGAAGCTACCCGAAATTCAATGGATAGACCTTTGGCATAACCAAGTAGGCTTCTTGGCCGAAGAACATCCCTTTGGTACGCCTGCTGTATTTATTGGGTTTCGCACCTCACAAATCAATGATATAGGCGAACTGGTACAGATAGTAGACCTGCAAGTTGATTTTTATTTGTATTACGAGACTTTTTTAGATACCTTCAAGGGGGCTTATAACCAGGAGGGGGCGTTGGATTTTACCAAGAGCTTAGACGCCCTTTTTGGTAACTTTCACGGCACATCGGGCAGAAACTATAGCAGTATGCGCCGTATAGCTTTCGCCCCTGTGGATACAGGCACCGCAGGCAATCTATACCAGGTTACTTTTGAATGTAAATTGCACGATAGTAGTGCCATGAAGTACTATGAACCTACTCAGGTGCGTTTAATGGTGGAAGACGAAGATAATAGGTTTTTTGTAGGAGTAGATTAGACCCTATTGAAGATAATGTTTTCAATAGTTCTCTCTGAGCGAAAGAACTTCTCTGAAAGTGTAGCCACTATATAGCTATGAGTGTATTTTTTTTGCTCTGATAGTTTATAGTACTCCTCTCGGATAAGATTGTAGAATAGCAATGTAAATCGTCGTTGTTGTTTTGTTGTGGCTCCCATTTTATTCCTCTTTTAGACTGCAAAATTAAAAAAACGTCTGCTATTATCCAAATCGGATTTTAGCAGACGTTGTTAGCTTGGGTCAATGTTTTTTATCTCGCTTCAATAACCTTGCTATCTCTTCATTGTAGCTTTCCGTTCGGCTTTCTTGGTAGCGGAAGTTCTCATGATCTTGACTGCTCTCACTGATTACAACTTCTGTGCGCTCTTGCTCATATTTGCGAAAGATAGTCATCAGCTTTGGCATACTGATACGCTCGTATAGCTCGCCAAACTCACCAGATATAATCCTCTTGAAGATAAGTGAGAGTTCTGAGAGCTTCAGAAACGAATAATCTGTGATGATTTGCTCTGTACATAGGGTTATTTGCGCTTCGGAGAGGGGATTTTTAAGATTCAATAGTTCGTTAAGCTCAATAAGCCACAAAGCAATATAATTTCGTAAAAACGTTTGTCCCTTACCTTTCTTGATATCGACCAAAGTAACTGTTTTTCGATTCACGGCATCGCTCACTCCTTTGAGTGTTACACTGCGTATGAGGCAGTTATTCGGAGAATAGTCCTGTAAGAATTTTTCGTTTGAAATCGTCGCTAACTGTTGGCTTGGCGCGACTATTACCTCGTTTTGCATTTTGTAATATCTTGTTTAATTGTGAATTGATATATTTCAAATCGGTGTTTCGTTGATGGAACTCGTCTAACTTTTGCCAATTGCTGAGTAGGTACTGCCAAGTGGATAAGGCCTCTGTCTCATCGGCTGAGTTGCTCGTAAGATAGGTGATAATCTCCTTAAGAGCTTTGCCGTCAGCACCTGTAAATTTGGGAGCAAAGCCAAACAATCTGTTATAGAAAGCAAACCATTCGTCTAAGAATAGGGCGTATAAGCTCGGCGGGTTCGCCTCTTCCTCTCGATAGGTTACCCTATCTCCCCACACCCCCTGCCACTCCTCTATGAGATTCTCTAAGGGAGGAATAAGCAGGCCTATTTGTTTGAGATACTCGCCCTCCAATATGCCTTTTTTGACTTCCATTTTTTGGAACTTTCCTCCTTTATAGGTCAGCTTTAGCACAACGGCACAACTGCGTATGGTTACTATATAGGTCATTTTTATTTTGTTTAATAATTAAAAACTTTCCTTTTCAACATTTATTGTAATGTTATCTTCATCGAAGTACTTAATGATGTATATCGTCTTTCCTTCACGGAGGATAACAGAGGAGGGTAGTTTGCTAATTTGGTTACGAAAGTAATGAAAGATGTTATATATACCTTTTTTAAAAAATCTCACATCAGTTTTGGCCTTATTTAGTTCCTCTTCTAATTTTTCAACTTTTTCTTCCGCTTTTATAGTTATACTGCACAAACGCAATAGCTCTTTTTTTGCTTGTTGAGGGTTACCATTAATTCTATCGCATATTGAGGAGTAACTTATATCATAATCGTCTATTTCCATTGTATTTGTTTTTTTAGTGTTATACTTCTACTTTTGTTTTAGTGAGTTGTTTCCCACAATCTTGGCAAAACACAGCAGTTATCACTACAGTACAATGCCCTCCTATAGTGCGTAATACTTGGTGTTTGTGAGGGCATTTGTCATTGGTCACTTGTCTTTTGTCACTTCTTTTCATATCGTTTCTCAATTATTTTTTCTAACGCTCCTATTACCTTACTGACTTCCTTAGTAGTCATTTCTTTTAAGGGCTTTTGTATGGGACACCTCTTACTTAGCAGAAACCTACCCAATCTTCCAAGGTCTGGAATCTTAGGATTATCCTCTCGTACCCAGCCCAATTCGTGGCATTTTGCCAGTAGGCTAAGGTGTTGTGCATTATGGCTATCAAAATACGCCTCCCTAGCGTAATTATACTCTAGCCAATCTAATAGCCCAAAGAAATCTCCTTCAGTTAGTTCCTTGCTAGAGCTTAACTCTCTTTGAGCGGAATCTGATAAGAAAACCATTCGTTCCTCTCTGTCCTTAAACATCTTTCCTAAGAGGCTCTGTAGGATCTTTAGTTGTCGTGTGCTAATCATTTCAAATCATTTTTAAGTTTAATAAAATAAGCAGGTATTAGCCGAAATGCGTTAAACTCAATACCACATAGATAGTGGATGTAATCCCTTTTTGAGTATTGTTGAAAAGAAACATCTAAGGCTTTACATCGGGGATACTCTTTGTTTAACTCTTTGGCTTTTTCAATGATGTATCTCTTTATTTTATCTAAATCGGCAGCTTGATATAGTTCTCCTTCCATTCCTCTTAGAAATTCGGAAAATTCAGATTGTAACTTATTTTTTGTTTGTGTGCCATTGCCAAAAAAGCAATAGTAATGTGTTGGTTTTTCTTTCATTTTAAATTGTTTTTAAAGGTTATTTAAAACCCTGCCTTAGGGGGTCTCTTATGGGCGTCCCATTAATACAAACAACACACTAAGGTCAGGGTATTTAATAATCGTCCGCAGTGGCTTACCGCTAATCAATAGAGAAGTTGAAGTTTACTCTTTTTTCTATACCATTCTCAAATTTGACCAACTTATACCCACGTATATACATACTCGTACGTATATCTACGATGGCGTTCTCTATGATCTCCATACCCTCATCAAAGAGGGCACTGTTAGCTTTTTGCCTTAGCGTGCCTAACTTGCGCACCTCTCGTGGGTTTAGGTTCCCTTGTGCATCTGTCCTTAATGCTGTATTAAGGAACTCCAATAGGAGTTTTTCTTTTTCAGTATCTCCCGCCAAGGACGACATATAGGTTTTTATCTTCTTAAGTCCTTCGCTCTCTGTACCATTAAAGGCGGGGCGTACATTCCAACCTATACGGATACTCGCCGACCCATCTGCTTTGGTAAAGGTATGCGAATCCTGTTCCTCTTTCTGAGTGCCATATAGCTCGGCACGGAGGGCTATGATAGTCTTCGCTTCTTGGAAAAGTTTCGCTACCAAATCCTCTACATCCTCTCGTTGTGAAAGGCAGAACCCAATGTTATCATCTACCAATTCTGCTTCAAGTTCTAAAAGTGTCTGTCTGCTCTGTTGTTTAGCTAATTTTTCTGCTCTTTGCTTCTCTTTGAGTTGCTCTTGTAACTTTTTTAAGTCCTCAGCACTCATCTGTGATAAATCTACACTCATTTTTTATCTTTTTAATTGTTATTACTCGTCTATTCCTACTTCATATTCCCATTCCATAGCATCATCTTCTCTTATGTTATTCATTAGCCATTCAAAGGCTTTTTCATATTTCTCTGAATCTTCAATACCAACAGAGATTCCATATTTGGCCATATTATTTAATTGTTCAAAAACTTTATCGGGTACTTCTACACCTCCAAGTTCTACCGTATAGGTAACCGTTACTGCTAAATCTTTAATAACTTTCATTTTTTATCTATTTTAAATTATCGTTCTACTTTTGCTTTATATAATTCGTGGGTCTCTATTGGCTCCCAAGTCCCATATTCCTGATTATACCAGGTCAATACTCTTTCTGGGTTGTAGCGGAAGTCGGGGGCTTCCCAGTTCTTTATTTTGATATACTCGTATAGGGTATATACAATTAGTGGTAGCTGTGTTCTGTAGCCGGCATGATACTGATGTATCATTGTCCGCTCTGATTCTGTCAAGGCTTGCAAAAAGTTGTCAAGCCTCAGTACTTCCATATATAGTTGGTTCATTAGCTTTGAAATTTGAGTTCTCTTCTGATTTTACCTAATAGCACTTTCGGGTATATATGATTAATCTGCTCTGCCGCAATCTCTATCATTAGTTCTACATCTGATTGGTCAAATACGCCCTCTCTAAGTGCCTTGCCATAGTAATACGCTATATCACACTCCACATAGTAATGCCATTGGTCATCAAACCAGTTGTTGAGATAGTCATTTCCTACTAAGTCAGCCACGTTTTTCACGATTCGTTTTTCCCTATTCACCTGCTCACACCAGTCAAGGAAGTACTTGTACTTAATCGCCTCATACTGCCTATAACTACAATCTAAGTAGTACAGCAGGCAGTGCCTAAATGTCTTTTGCTTTTCTATAGTTTCCATAATTTTTACTCTTCACTTATAATTGTACTATGATATAACTCTGCTTTCTCCTTGTCTATGGTAAGCACCCCACCAGGACAACGCCCCGATATATTGCATGCCAAGCCTTCCACTTGTATAATCACCTCTGCGAGCTTCTTACAAAGCCTTGCTACTGCTATATCGGGTTCCCCCTTCTCTTCGTGAGCGAGGAAGACAAACAATACATTGCGGTAATGCTTGCTCCATTCCCTAAGTTTAGGGGCTGTTAGCTCGTCTTTATAAACTGTGGTATTGTCTATAATCACCACTTTAGGGGCACGTTGCTTAGCTAATGCCTTCTCTATCTCGGTAAGTTCTGTATAGGGTACTATCTTTAACTTGCGGTTGCTGGGGTCAAGCCCACTACGGATATATGCCTCTTGAAAGGACTTACTAATGCCCTGCTCGGCACTTACATACATCACCTGTTCAAACTTGCTTAAGTATTCCGCTAACATTAGCGAAAACCACGTTTTCCCCTGCTTCTCTCGCCCATAGATAATCCAAAACCCACCTACTTCGGGATTGCCAAGAGCTTTCTCCCATACCCCCTCAAAAGGAAAGGTTTTATAGGTTTTCTCCAATAATTGTTTCCCGTATATACCTTTTATTCTTGCCATTAGCTTAACTTAATTAAATTCTCCAAATACCTAAGTCTCTTCCAATCGGAAGGGGTTACATCCTTTGTATTAAGGTCATTCGGATTCATACACTTACGTACGAGTTTGTCCACATCCTCCTTTTGCTTGGCATTTACCGAAGCCACATCGCCCAATAATTGTATATAAAACTCCCTACGATCATCAGTACCTTGGGGTACAATTGAGGTGATATCAAAGAAGCGGTCGAATATCTCAGCATAACCTACTTTTTTATGAGCAATGCCGCTCTCTATCTTTGCCCTTAGTCCGTCGGCTCCCATCATATACCAAGCACATTCCCCTTGGGTAGCGTTCCATAGCTCTTTGAGTTCGAGGAAAGCGTTGTAGTCCAAATCTCCTGCCTCATCAAGTACAATAAGAGGTTGTTCTAAGTAGATAAGACACATCTTGATACTTGCCTTTACATCTACATACTTACCTGTATTATCCACCCCTATAGTCTTAGCAAGCAATCGGATAAACTGCTGTCGGGTCTTCGCTTGGGAGCAATCCACATAGAAAGCATTCTTGAGCTTACGAACAATGTGTCGGGAGCAAAAAGTCTTACCAATACCACAATCATCTACCAAGATCATTGATTTGCTGTACTCCTTGCAGTAGAGTAGGTTATCTTCTATTTCAGTATATACCGCTGTACGCGCTACTTTCCAAGCATTATCCCTTACCTGTACGCCAAGCTGATGAGCAATTACCAACCATTGGGTGTCGCTAATTAGTTTCTCCACTTCTCCTTTTTTAAGGCGGGAGAGGATAGCCCCTTTGAGGTTTAGGCGTTTGGCATAGTCGGCATCGGATCCTCCATAGTTCTCACGGTCGGAAAGAATCGCTTCCCTTACCTTGTTTTTAAAGTCTATTGATAATTTCATATAGCATATTTTTTTCTCCAATTTTTAGTATATTCTGTCCCTGTACTTGGGTTGTAGAGGATTTGTCTGTCGTCTTCCTCCATAGTATCGTAGTCGTCCAATATTTCTACTTCCTCTGCTTCGCATGCTTCAAATCGCTTGAGGTTATTAATTACAAAAGAACGTTTTGGCTTCGGTGTCTTGTCTATCACCCCTATAGGAGTAATCTCTTTGCTTTGGTGCTGTACATAGCGTACAATGGTCATTGTATAGGCATTTTGCAGCGCCTTGATAAGGGTGTCTTCCTCTGTTTGTTCGGCTTGTGCTCTTTGGAAACGTGGCATTGGTTGTACCTCACATACATAGCGGTTACCACAGTAAGCGATTGCCTTTATAAGTTCCCCGCCATTGCCGTCCAACCAATACACCTCTATATCCTTACCTTCTATCTGTTTCATTTTCTCAATAAGTGGGTCGCCTGTAAGTATCTTTCCCGCTTCGGCTATTGCCATTTTCTGTCTGTTTAAGCTGATATAACCTTGTTTGCAACTGGTCTTAACAGAGTAACCAATATAAGGCAATATAGCGCGGTAGTTCGTCTCTGGTAGGCTTTCCAATTGGTTATTGAGAAAATACTCCCAACGACTTACACTTGGATCTTCATCGTGAGGTTCGTTGTTCCAATCCTCTATATCAGCAAGGCGTGCCTGTACGAGTTCATTATAAGGGATAATCTTGGTAGCACCTTTGCCCGCTTGGTTGGCTTCGTTCTTAGCAAAGGGGCGAGGGATCCATCCGTCGGCATATTTTTCTTTGTTGTTACGCATCTTGCCAAACATACGTTCTATGTATTTCCCCTTGGCGTTATTGGCTTCCACTCTTACCTTTTGGAACATATACCCCTCTCTAAGGAAAGTTTCGCTAAAGCTACTATTAAGGGAGCTTTCGCACTCCAACTCATAAGGAAGTTTTAGCCCCCATTGGTGATAGTTCCTTACTAATTGTCTGTAGAACTCAAGGATAATCCCTTCTTTGCTCTTTCCATAGACAAAGGCTGTCATACAGCGGCTGGCAATATCCACCCCGATATAGAACCATACCCTTTTTCCTTTTTCATACCAAAAGGGAGGTTGTCTGTCGTCAATGGAGAGAATAGACCCTGCTTTGGTAGGTAAGTCCGTTTGTGCATAGGGGATAAATTGCCCCATAAAGGCTTGTCGGTTTCCGCTTCTGAGATTGTAGGAGATGATTTTCTGCTCCCAACTCATCAGATAGGCTTTGATAGTACTTTCGCTCAAGGCAGGGAAGCCAGTAGGTTCGTATAGTTCTCCTGTTTCCTTGTTGAATACTTCTATATAGCCAGCCAAAAAGGCATCATATTGCCGAGATATATCGGTAGGAGTAGGCTTATGGGTTTGTCCTACGAATAAGCCTTGTAGTACCTCTATGACACGCTCATCTACCTTTCGGGCGTTCTGCTTTCCCTTTCCGTAAGGGTCTTTGATAACAGAGAGGAGTCCATCGGTTTTAAAGGCGTTTAAAGTGTTTTTAAAATGCCTTAAACTCTCAGGCAGGCTATGCTTACGACTTGGGGGCAAGGTCTCGTTAAAGCTCACTGCATCGGTAAGTAGGCTTTGAGCAAGTCCCTTGGTAGCACTCTTTTTATGCAATGCCTTGCGAATATTGAGTCGTTCCTGCTCAAGGGTAACCAAGGCTTGCAAGGTAGTCGCATTGATGATGTAGCGGTCTATCTCATCATCAGTAAGGTGCTTATCCCCACGTTTCCATTCACTATAGAAGCGTATCGTTTCGTCTTTTACTTGGTAATATCGCTCTAACAGATGACCTGCTTTTCGTGGATCACCCAGTGCCTCTTGTATCTCCTTGGGGAGGGTGTCATAGTCTATCAGTAGCCTACGCCCATTCCCGCCCGATTGGAGTTTCTTAACACCATAAGGCTTACCTTCACTGCGGGAGATAGCACTCTGTAAGGACTTGAGCACATTCCAATACTTAGGAACCAACTCTTCCACCTCCACTGCAACTTTATTATGTAACCATAAATAGGGCATAATCTTTTCTTTTTTGCTCCCTAATGCAGGTGCGACCTGCTACGTTACCGCTTGGGCTCTTAGCCTATTAGGGATTTCTAACTAATTCAACCAAGTTCGTGACTGCGACTCTCCTATATATACATCCCAACTACGTCTTGGCTCATGCTCGCTATTGCAGTACCAATCCAATGTTTCCTCATGGCCAAAAGTTACCTCAAGAGTACGTCTTAACTTTCTAAGCCACTTTTGCAATTGATCCCATTCAATAGGATTGGTAAGGTCTATATAGCGAATATCAATATTTACGTCCTTGCCAATTCCTTTTTCGCTTATCTTTACATCAGCGGAAAAGCGTACGCCGTTGTTTTTCTTTGTTTCCATTACCTTCTGTATTTTACAGCTCTGTTATACAATATCTTTTCTCGTTTGACCACGATCCCTAAGAAAGTGGTGATAATTTCCTTGCCTATCACATCCAAGTGACTATTGAGCAGAAGTACTGTTTTTCTTTTCATATCAAAATTATTTTTTAAGTTTGCTTTCCAAGGTAGGTGCGACCTACTACGTGTTAAATTTGTAGCGGTTCCCAACCGCCTTGGAAAAATTCCATATATTTGCGTGTTAATTCAAATTTTTCATATATGGAATTGTATAATTCTTTTGTAGAAAAATGGCCTGAAAATACATCACCTATAGTAAAGGCCATTCTTAAGGAGTGTTGTGAAAGTGTAGAGAACTCCCCCACAAAAGTAGAGCAGCCAGAATTGTCTGCCTACATTGCCTTCAAGACGTGTTTGTCCCTAATCATTTCCTCCGTAGAGGCTTTCTCCTCTGAAGAGGAAACTATCAATCTAAATTATCAGGGACACTCTTTTCAAGTTTCACGTTCTTCTCAGCATTGGAAACAGCTGAAAGCAATACAGTCTGCACTTGCTGATTTAACTTTTTAATCTCCTCTTGAACTACTTCTCGTACCAATGGTGCGAGAAGTTTCTTTATTAACTTTCTCATATTCTTTTTTAGTTTCTCTTTGTTTTCTTAACTTCTATACTTGTCACTTCTATACCTTCCCGTCCTCCTACGACAATTTTCGCATACATAGTCATTAAAAAATGTTTCCCGTATGCCTTATTTATCATCTCTTGTACCTTGGGATGGTAGGAAGCCTCCTCATAGCTATCTGCCTCAATATTGGGTACTATTCCTGCAAGATTATAAGAGGTTTTTCCATTGATAATTCTTTGTAAATGTACTTCTATATTCATAATATCTTTGATTATTTGCCTGCAGGTGCTACCTGCCCTTCTACTTCTGCCAAAACCTCAAAGAGTGTTACCTGATGCACTTGTGGCAAGCCCTTGACTTCTTTTAGTGCCTGCATTCCTTGCCTTATGGTTAGCAGTTGTTCTGCAAAAGCCTTATTGATATACCACTTACCTGTACTCGCCTTGTAAAAGTGTTGAGGGTGCTTGCGAATGCGAGCGTGATACTGCCCACTGGTTACCGAGTAGTTATGTAATAGCAACCACTCCACGTATGGCAGGGCTTCCATTCCATAGACATTAAGAGATTTAGGCATTTTAATGATCGTTTGCAGGGCGATTTTCTCCATTTCGATAAAGTAACGGCGTATCTTTCTGCCCTGCTCATTCCTTTCTACCATTGCCAATTCTTTAGCCATATTGGTAGTAATGAAGTAGTCCTTTCTGTGTCGGAACCCTCCATGTGCTGGAACTTGACTCGCCAAATCGGGCGAACGTTGATTTTCAGTAAAATAGTCTTCATTTTCAATAAAGCCATATTCTCTGATACGTCCTTTAATCCAGTTGGAAAAGTCTCTACCTGTTTGGAGCTTTCTATGAAGCTCACGAGCATCTACTAATTGAACGCCTTTTTGTTCTGTGATGTTGATTAACTCTTTCATAATGAATCATTTAAAACATTGTTGATTTCTTTTTCATACTTTTTGTACTCTTTACAAATAGTATCAGCCGTTTCGCTGTTTCGTGTTTTGTTTAGGCACTGGCGTATATAAGTTTTTGATAGCCCAAACTTTACAGACAATTTTTCCACCACTAAGGGGTTGAATTTTCGAGGAATTTTTATACCTTTGTGCATTGGTTATTTTGTTTCGTTTAGCGGTGCAAAGTTATAAGATATTTTCTACACTCGCAAGTGTTTTTGTAGAAAATATTTTACATATTTTCTATTTAATTGAAATTCAATAAAATAAAACTATAACTTATGTCTAATATAGTTAGTCGAATAAAAGAATTCGTAGATTACAAAGGATTATCTGTACGAAAATTTGAAGAGAAAGTAGGCTTTTCTAATGGAGCTTTTGCTAGTCAATATAAGAATAATGGCTCTATTGGGAGTGATAAAATAGAAAATATTCTACAATCATATCCAGAGATTAATGTTATTTGGCTACTTACTGGTGAAGGAGAAATGCTTAAACCACGTGTTGAGGATATCAAAAATATGAGTAAAGAGGAGCAAATAAAGGCACTTAAGCAAATAGCTTCGGGAGAGTTTTTCAAAAAGTCTAATATTGTCCCTTTTTATGAGAATGTAGCTACTATCGGGGGTACACAGCTATCTGCTGACCTTAGCCCTGTTACTGCTCCTACTGCTTATATTGATTTAGGGAGTATGTTTCCAAGTGCCAATGCAGCTATAAGGCACTTTGGGGAAAGTATGAGGGAATATCCTAATGGCTGTATTTTGGCGATAAAGAAACTTAACCATTTAAAAAGTATCATTTGGGGGCAAAATTACGTAGTAGAAACGGACGAAATAAGGGTTACCAAGAAATTACAAACGTGCAAGGATGACAAAAATTGTATTATGGCATATAGTACCAACCCCAGTACTCACCCTGATGGCACACCCATTCACGAACCCTTTCCTATTGCAAAAGAGGATATAAGAAATTTATTCCAAGTAGTAGGGCACATTGTACAAGAGCAAAATTCAGCTCCCATCATATTCCGCTTACCAGATGGTGAAGTAGAGTGGATAAACTAATAGGAGAAACACCCTATTTTTACCCTAAAAACTATATTCTATATTGTAAATCAACAAGTTAAGTATTATGTTCATTTGCAAAATACCTCTAACTCACGCCTTAACCTTATCATTTTAACTAAAAAAGGGCTTTTTACCCCCTAAACTCGTGCTTAAAAATATACGCTTTTGCATACCCAACTGCATACCCAACTGCATACCCAACTTTTTTGGGAGGGTATTTCGGAGCTATTCCTTACTCTCATATTCGGGGTGCTTTATAGGGCTTTTCAATAGGCTTTAAAGGCTATTTCAGGGCATAAAAAAAAGCCCTCAAAGGGGCTATTTTAGTGGGTTTTGGAGGTTTTAGGGACAATATATAGGAGGTTATTCATGTAGTAGGTATATTCTACCTATTCCTGTACAATTTGGGGCATTATCTCGGGACATTTTTTGCATATAAATGTAGCCTTTTGTACATTTCGTTTTGTCCCTGTTTTAGGGATTTTTTGCTTCAATCCCTTTATTTATAGGGCTTTCGAGGCTTTTATATATTTTCCAATTTTAGTACCCCCTATTCTGTTGTTTATAGTAATACTTCTAATTCATCAAGGGAATCCACAAGGTATTCTTGACTAAAATCATCTAAGTACATCATTTTTACTAATCTTCAATATTTTAACGTGAGTTCGACATAAGCAAATTATTATTCATTAACTTTCTAAGAAACAATAAATTGCACCTTAACGAATTAGATTATACGAGCACTTTTAACTATTGATTCGCATTACTAATTATTTTTTTGACAATCTCCTTCTATCCTTTCTATATCCTCTTTCATTTTCAAGTAGTATTGATATCCCTTTTTGATTCTTTCATTCATTGCTTTCCGTATAAAATACAACACCCAACCCCAAAGGATTAAAAAGAGGAACATCCCATAGAAATACTCCTTGAGGGTAGGTCTCTCTATAAGTAACACAAGTGATATCAAAAGTAAAGGAGCTCCCCAATCCAATACAAATTTCCATTTTTTATAATGAGGTTCTGTTTGAATTTTATATAGGAAAGGCCAAATTTTGAGCGTGTGAAGCAGATATTTTTTGAATAGTATCAT